CCGCCAAAACAGACACACGCCGTAAACACCTGAAGCGACCGCCTTTATGCGCCGACCTAGCCGACGCGTACGCCGAATCGATCGCCAGCGGGAGCGCCGTCGCAAACTTGCGGATCGTTGATTCGTGCAAGCGCTACTTAGCCGAGCGCAAGTCGCCGGCGGCGCACGATGTGTGGTGGGACGAGCCACGCGCCGAGGAAGCCCGAGCGTTTGCACGCAAGTGCGGCCAGGGCGTGGAGGAAGGTGCCGGTACTCCGCTTGAATGGATGCCGTGGCAATGCATGGTTGCGATGGTTTTGCTTGCCAGGCGGCGGGTGGTGTCCAAGGTGAAGACCGACACGCCGGCAACCAAGGCGCTGCTGCTGGTGGTAGCACGCGGAAACGGCAAGACCGAGTTTGCTGCATCGATGTTGATGGCCGCAATGCGCGATGGATCGCAAGCGCTTGAGTTTTCGTCAGTTGCGCCGGATGGTCGGTTGGCTCAGAAGACCTTTGAGCGTATGGCAACAATGTGCCGCACCCTGGCGCTCGATGACACAGACAAAGACGAGAAAGGGTGGACGTCTTCGGGTGGTTCGACGCCGGCGCATCCAGGCAGAGTGCGCCACGGCGGCAATCGTTACATATCTTTGCCGTGTACGGATCGTGCATTAGACGGCCAGTGCAATCGGCTGACCATTTCGGACGAATGCAGTCGCATGGATAAGGCGTTTGGGCGCTTGCTCACCGGCCTTGCAAAGTTTGCAACGTCACAACTATTGGCAATCACGACGCCTGATCCGGAGCAGAAGACGCGCCCGATTTGGGGCTACTGGCAAGCGTGCGAGGCCGCAATCAATGACGGAACGCCGTATCCGGCCGGTTGGTGGCCCATGATTTACGGTCTTGATGCCGAAGATTGTGCCTCAGATCCTGCCGTTTGGGCAAAAGCGCACCCAGGTTTGGGCGTCATTGTCGACCCGACGCAGTTGCAATTGGCCGCGCAGACGATGCTAAACACGGGCGATCCCGTGCAGATTGCTGAGTTTGAGACGCAGCTGGCGTGCAGATATCACACGATTGCGACGTCTGATGTCGATACAGCAATCCTTGAGCGCCAGTTCGAGGAAGTTGACTGGACGCGGTTGCGCGGTGCGCCGGCGGTGATTGCTGTTGACCTAAGCCGCGGCGGTTACGGTGCGCAGCTCGACCTGACCGCGCTTACATTGATGGTGGTCGATGGCAAGATGATCCGCGGCCGCAACGTGTGCTGGTGGGCCGGCGTCGACATTGCGCTAGATGAGAAGAGAAGTCGAAACCCACTACAGAAATGGATTGAAGCGGGACACCTTCGGCGAATGCCTGACGAATGGCAGGACATGAGGATTGTCGAAGCGGAAATCGAGAACATAATGGCCACTTACGACGTTCGGAAGATCGGAGTCGACCCACATCCAGCGCAAGCGCATGACATAAAGCGATGGATTGACCGCGGATGGCCCATCATTACGATCGATCAGGGCATTAGAACAATGGCTCCTGCCTGGAAGGTGTGGGCAGACCTCCTCAAAAGTAGGCAATTGACGTACACCGCAGACCCAGTTTTGGTGTCCGGACTCGGTCAAATCACCCTAATTTCAGACAATGTGGGCAACATCCGGCCGGTAAAGGGACGCGGCGGCAAGGGCAACATGGATGTGATCGTCTCCGGCAACATGGCAGCGCTCTTGATGGAGCACCATCAGGTGCGCGAGTCAACCGGACTCAGCACTAGCGCTTGTCCGATTGGTTAAGGTGGCAAGTCTAAAATAATCGCTTGACAACGCGGGGCACATTTGTCCCATGCGTTGCAGTGAGCATCTTCGCACGATTCTTCGGTTTCAAAAGCGGCGTAGTTGTCTACGCACGCCCGGAACCACTGGCAACGCCAGCACCACAGCATTTACCCGCTGTCGTTCGTGCAATGAATCTCATCAGCACTGACTTGGCGCGGCTCCCGTTCTCGATCATCGACTCGCAGGGCCAGGTGGTGGACTCGCCGATCACCCAACTGATGACCCGCGAAGCCTCGCGCTGGCAGTCGGGCTTTGAGTTTCGGCGCTATTTGACTACGTGCGCGCTTGATTCGGGCAACGGTTTGGCACTCATTCGCCGTGATTCATCGGGCACAGTCGCCGAATTGCAGCCACTTCCAAGCGGAACATCGACCGTCGAGCTCACAGAAGAGGGCGTGCAGTACCGGCTTGGCGGGAATCTCCTGAAGGCAGACCAGGTGCTACACCTCGGCTGCTATCCGGATCCGCTGTCGCCGAGTTGGTATATGTCGCCGATGGACGCTTGCAAGTTCGCCATGGAACTTGCGGCAGACCAGGACGCGGCCCACAAGAGCCTGATCCGCACCGGTAGCACCGGCAAGGTTTCGATCTCTCACCCGGGCGCGATGTCCGATCAGACGGTTCAAGCCATCCGCGACGCCTGGCAAACCATGCACGCAACCGCGGAAGGTGCATCGCGCCCGCTGATCTTGCGCGAAGGCATGAAGGCTGAGCGCATCAGCGCTGAATCAACCACCACAAGTTTGGAGTCGCGCCGGTTCTCAATTCAAGAGATCGCCCGCGCATTCGGCGTACCGCCCGAAATGCTTTACCAGCAGGGCGGCGGGGCGCTGTCCTCACAATCAGAAACCGCACGCGCCTACGTCGATGGCGCACTAGCCCAATGGGTGACAGCGTGGGAGTCGGAGATCACGCGAAAACTCTGCGGGCCCGGCGAACACGCAAGGCTCGATACCGACGTCCTGCTCCGCGGCAATATGCGCGATGCCGGCATGGCGCTGTCGAAACTTGTCCTCGCCGGGATCCTCTCACCGAACGACGGCCGGAAGCGCATGGGCTTGCCTCCGATTGCCGGCGAACAGTTCGACATCCCAAGTGTGTCTATGCCAGGCGGAATGAGCGCCGTCCAAGGCGACAACGCCACCGAGAACATCGATGGAGGTGAAGACATTGCTTGAAATCCGTACCGCCAAGATCAGTATGCAAGGCGACAAGATCGGCGGCTACGCCAGCGTGTACGACGCTCCGAGCCATCCGCTCACCGTTCGCGGCATCAACGGTGGCAAGCCATTCACCGAGAAAGTCGCACGCGGCGCGTTCGACAACTCGCTCCGCTCCAACATCTCGCTGCTTGTCGGTCACGATTCGCGCGACCTCTTGGCAAACACCAAGAGTGGGCTACTCCAGCTCAACAGTGACGCGCACGGTCTTGCGTTCGAAGTAACGCTCCCCGACACGCAGCGAGCAAAAGATATCCGAGCACTCGTGGACGCCAACGTCCTGAGCGAGATGTCATTCGGCTTCAACGTGATCTCCGACTCTTGGAGCGGCAGCACACGCACACTCACCCAAGTTCGTTTGCTTGAAGTCTCAATCGTAGAAAACGGCGCTTATCCGCAGACGAGCGCCGAAGCCCGCAACCTCCAGTCGGGCTTAGCCCGTCTTCGTCTGCGTCTAAGGATGCCGCTATGAAACTGTCCGAACTCTTTGAAAGCCGTAAGGCGCTCACCGCAGAGCGCGATTCCATTCTCGCACAAGACTCACTCACCGTGGAAGTCGAAGCCCGCGGTCATGAAGTCGCAAACGAACTTGCAACCGTCGAAGCCGAGATCCGTTCCGCGCAAATGCGCGAGCGTTTCGCATCTTCAAGCGCTGTCGAACTCATCGCCAAGCGCGACATGGAACTCGGACGCGAAGAGCGCGACACCAAGAAGTACCGCGACCAGTTCATCGGTTGGCTGAAGGGTGGACAGGCTCCCGAAGTGCGTGCGCTGTCGACCGCAACCACTCCGACAACCGCTGCTGGCACGATCATGGTGCCAGCCGTGTATGAGACAGGTATCCTAAAATACCTAGATTCGCAGGATTTCATGAGGTCCCTAGCGGAGTATCGCGGTGGTCAAACTGGCTACCCATCGCTCCGATACAACACGCAGACCAGCGCCGACTACGGTGGCGGCACTGGTTCGTGGATTGCTGAAGGTGACACAGCCATAGTGAACGATATGTCACTTGCTGAAGTGCTCTTGCCACCACGGTTGTGCTCACCAAGCACACAGGTTTCGCAGACGCTGTTGCGCCAAGCCAACTTCGACGTGGAAGAAGAAGTGATGATGGATCTTCAGAAGAAGATTTCCAAGAATCAGGCCTTCGGTTTCATCGGTGGCATCGGTGGCACAAAAATGCCAACGGGCATCTTCGATCCTGCAACCACGACCACTGGCGTTCGCACTGGTGCAACGGTTGGAGCAGGTAACACGCGAGCACTGAAGGTAACTGCTGCAACTTCGGATTCCGCAGTGACGATTGCGAATCTCACCAAGATGCGCTACGAAATCTTGCCCGCGGCTTACTGGAATAGTCCGACCTGCGCTTGGATCATTCCGCAAGATGTCTACGCAGCGATCGCTGGCATCATCGTGAATAACGTCCCGCTGTTTGTCCCATCAGCCGATGCTGGCATTACCCGGTCAGCACCGGCAACCTTAATGGGGCTCCCAGTGTACGTAACTCCGTATGTCCCTGCGCTTGTCACAACTTCGGCAGCGAAGACCGTGATGGCAGTGGTTGGAGACATCCGCGAGTCCTACAGCATCCGCGAGTGGGCAGGCATCGGGATGATCCGCGACGACATCACGCTGGCTACCACTGGCCAAGTGAAGTACACCGTGCTCTCATTCGCCAACGCGAATATCACCCGCGGTAATGCGCTCGTCCAACTGCGCGTTACCAACGTCTGATTCTGATCCTCTCATCCTTTAGGTGGGTGGGGCTTCGGCCCCACCTACCTACAGCGAGGAACCATGGCTCTAGACCTAGCAAAGTTCAGAAGTTGGGCCAGAGTCCCGCACACGGACGACGATCCAAGTATCCAAATTGCTTGGTCTGCCGCCGTACGCGAACTGGAAGAGCGCACCGGGTGGTGCGTGGAGTCGGTCACCAGGACGCAGTGGGTGCCCGCAGCGCCCGTGACAATCTACGGAGGTCTGTACCTCCGTCTTGAGCGCCAAGGCGACCTGGCGGGAACTACGGCCACCTACAGCGACAGCACGACGGTGCCGCTCACCGGCACGTGCGCGAAGATCCAAATCAATGGCTTGGTCTACGTCGATATGGACATCGATGCACTGACCTACCCAGTGACCCTGACCGTAACAGCAAGTAACGCAGCGCTCAATCCACTGCTGGAGATGGCGCTACTCCAGCGCGTGGCACACCATGTGGCAAGCCGTGGCGATGACACCATCGCGCTCGACTCCACCTACTGGGATCGCATAACGGGCATGATGGGCAAGGGAATCGGGTAATGGCTGGGCACGTCCCATCCGGAATGCTGAGGCTTTCGATGACGGTACAAAATCCCGTGCGAACCGTCGACAGCGTTGGACAGGCAGAAGTCTCATGGCTGAGTGTCGCGCAGATTGCTTGCCACATTGACTCGGCACGAACAAACGAAGTCGTAGACGATCTCGGCGTAAACACGCGCTCCGATTGGCGCATCCTGGCCGCGTGGCATCCTGCGGTAACCACGAACAGCCGATTGCTTTACCTGGACAACGGCACCGAGCGCGTGTTCAACATTCGCGCTTGCTTTGACCGTGACCAGAAGCGCCGGCGCTTGGAGATGGAAGCGACGGAGGTAACCGAATGACGGCTACCAAGATCACGATGAAGACGCAGTTTGTGGACGGCAACGTCCGCAAGGCGCTTGCACGTCTTGGGCCCAAGGTTGCCGAAAACGTCATGAAGCGCTCGATGCGCAAAGCATTGCAGCCCGTGCGCACTGCGCTCACTCGGACTTGGTTGTCTGCCAGTTACCGCGGCTACCCGTGGAGTCGCCAAGACATTGCCAACGCAACTATGGTCGACGTACGCCGAGCTGGCGGTAAAGCCTCTTCAGGAGTTGCAGGGCGCGTAGGCGTCATGTACGGCAAAAAGGCGGGCAACTCCAGTGGACGCCAAAAGATTTGGCACTTGCTTGAAGGTGGATTTCGGCACTACGCCAAGGGATCCAAGGCGTACGCAAACTTCAGCAAGGACGCCAAGGCAGAGCAAGTGAACTACAAGGCCATCATCGCCGCCAAGCGCCCAGCGGCACTAACTGGGCCACGATCAGAGCGCGCCGGGAAACTCCGCGCCGTCTTCGCCGCAGCACGCGAGGCAGCGCCTACGTTCGTCGCAGAGCGCTCCGGACGAACTGAACAGCGAAAGACCGCCACAGCCAAGCAGATCCCCGGAGCGTGGCGTTCCCGGGCCGTGGCGTCGCAAATGATTCCACAGGTGACAAAGAACCTACGCGACTACATCCTCCAAGCGGCGAAGGAGGCTCTACGTGGCCGGTAGATCGATCGAAAAAATCACGGAAGCGCTGTACTCGTATTTGACTGGAGAGTTGACGCGAGCGGAACTCTCGCCGCGCTGGCGTCGCCAGGGTGATGCGCTGCCGTACGTCGTTTACGAGTTTACCTCGGCCGCGTGGGTACAGACCACCAAAGAAGTCACCAACATGGTGACGTTGTCCGTGAACTTCTCCTGCGTTGCTGCAACCGTGGCCGAAGCGCTTGACGTAGCGGATGAGATCACCGCAGCGTTTTACCAAACGGTTACGGAAAGCCGTATTACGTTTCAGATGGTGGATATCAACATGAGAACGCTTGACGCTGTACCCGATGACGGTACGGGCGATGCTGAACGAATTATCGTAGTCACTACAACATTCCTTACCCACGACGAGACATAAACCATGCCAACGACATACACAGCGGGATACGGCGGAAGTTTGACCATTGCAACGGTCACGATCCCGGTTCAGAACTTAACGATTGACCAGTCGCGCCAAGAAATCGACGTTACTACAACGTCCGACCTAAAAACCTTTGCAATGGCTGGCCGTCTTACTCGCAAGATCAGTTGCACGGCTTTTGCCACAACCGTTGCGGAAACGGCGCTCACCAACCTTATTAATACGGCAACCGATACCAAGGCTGTCGTCGCTTGGACCGACGGCAACTCGGGCACGTCCTACAGCATCACGTGCATGTTGAACAGCGCTAGCCGTTCGTACGACGGGCAGGGCGCAGCAACCATTAATTTCAACTTCTCAGAAGCGGTGCCAGCCTAATGCCAATCGGAACCGAATATCTAGGCGACGGATGGCGCGATGCCGACATCGAAGGACTGCCACCTCTCCAGGTGCGCCGACCAGTGATGCGCGACATCGCCGGCGGCGGCCAGTACTGGTGGATTGCTTGCGTGCGCTGCGCCGACGGTACGCCTTTGCTTGCGGAAGGCGTAGCCGCTGCTGATCTGCGCGTCGAAATTGGTAACGCAATCATCGCGGAGGTAATGAAAGAGCGCCCTATTCAAGCGCCGAAAGGCGCATCTGGAGGATGACTCCAGCAGCTCGAATGGATATGCCAGTCGGGCTGATGAGTGAATCGACGCCGGAAGAACGGATTGAAAGTCTGCTTATCACGATTGCGTGTGCGCTGACAAGCGCACCACCTCACAGGATTGCACCATGGCTAATGACTTAAAGGCATCGGTAAGCATCACAGCAGATACGAGCGGATTGATCTCCGGCGTAAATGGTGCCATGGAAAAGATCAACCGGATCAGCGCCAGTACGACCATGATGGCGGGCATGATGGGAGCGCAAAGGGTGCTGCAACTCGCGCAGGATATGTACCGCACCATCTCAGATCGCTCAGAGCATTTGTCAAAACTTGCACACACGTTCTCGCCTGAAGCCATGACGAGCGCCGCCAATCTTTCACAAGCGCAACTGCAATCCGACATGGCCGTCGGGCAAGCCATGGGTCCTGCACAGGCAGGAATTGACCGGGCGAAGCAAGACGCCATTGCAGAAGAGACTGCTAGCACACTCAAGAACGCGCAGCAAATCGGCGAGGGCATGATTGTCCTCAACGCCATTTGGAACCAAACGAAACTCATTGCCACGGAAAGCGCCGACGCCACACTTATGGCGCTCGGTTCATTGAATCAGATGCCGGAGATGGCCGCAGCTGCCGCAGCAAACCCAGTGGAAACTGCAACCGGATCAATACTCGGCGTAAGCGCTGGGCCGCTCCTGCAAGCCATTAGCAGCACACTTGAAGCCATGTTCGCAAAGGTAAAGGGAGACTAATGGGAACGCTGAAAGTCATTTTCCACGCCAGTGGCCCGCAGTACAAAGTTGGTAGTCCCGGGCAACCGTTGACCATGACCCAACATTATCTGGTGTCGTGGATCCCTTCGAGCCCAACCGATACCCCGCCGTCGGACGAAGCCATTATGGTTGAGGCGTCTTACGTTGGCGGCGCGTCGCCAAATATCAAAATCCCAAAGGTGCAAGAGCGCTTTGCGGGATGCACCGCTAACTTTAGTTTTCTAGTCTGCGATTCAGTCGATTGGCGCTGTATGCCGGGCGCTATCAAAACGTGGATGGTTACCGCGAACTGGTCGAGCCTGATGGAGTTCGTGTACGACTCGGACGCACAGCCGGAGCCGTGGACGCGCATTACGCGCACCAGTTCAATGCGTCAGATGCCGATATGGCGAATCGATGCGGAGATTCCAGACGAGCCGTATACGTTTCCGCCAGCAGGGGCGGGTGGCGATATTGGCGGCACAAAGGTAGACATTGGTGGACAGCCAGCGAATCGTTTCGTACAGCAGATGCAAATCATCTGCGAGTTTTATTATGACCGTACGTACACGCTTGGGCCCGATGACCAAATTGCCGCAGAGCCCGGCCCTTTCTTTAGTGGTTGGCTCGGCACGCGTAACTCTGAAGAATTCCTTGGCTATGACCCGGGGCAAATCCTGTGCAACGGGATCAGCATCTCGCCAGTGAACGACCAAGTTTACATCATGCAGTTCAAGTTCTTGTTTGATTGGATGTCGTTCTTTGAGCAACGCCCGGCACCAAACGCGGGCGGCGCGTCTTTCCTTGCCGCGGCCGCTACCGCTTTCCTAGGCGTTCCATACCGGCAATCAAGTTTGGTGTCCTGGTACCAACCGTACCCGGATCGTGAGGATCTGAAACTCATGTTCCCGGAGGCCGTGTACGACGCGTTCCTTACTGCCAAGCCTGGCGTTAACGTTTGTACAGGAATTCTTCCAGTTACCAATCGTATTGCTGATCGTCAATTCACGTTCCCGGCAACATGAGCAACCAGCGTCCAATCTTTAATAGCGGCCTCTACGGTAAAGCCAACCGTAACGTGATGAACGCATTCATGGATACAGCGGACACGCTGGCCGCGAATCAGAACGCTATCGATTGGGCGTACCGCGCATCGATGCCGGAGCCGTTTGCTACGCGCACATTCCTTGCACGTATCCAAACTGCGACAGTCATTACTGCAAATTGCAGATGGTCTTACGCCGGTACGGAGGCTGTCTTGCTGTCCGCTTCGCCTTGGCATGAGATTGTTACAGGCAGTAGTTACGACTTTACGGGCGCGCTCAACTTGCGCGAGTTGTTTAACACGAGCGGCACTGACATTGACGGCATGGACATCTCAAGCCCAGCGTCTACGGTAGGCCCTGTTGGTTCGGCTTACGCCAGCGCAGCCTGGGGTACTACTGGACTCGAAGCGCTTGTAGTCATGACAATGAGTTACACGAAGACGGGCACAGTCTCGTATTACTTTGATCGACCCAACCCTATCCGGTGCACCTAATGGCCAACCTCACGCTCGTCACTCCAATTCCGCCACAAGTCATCTGCAAGGGTGAAGTATTCGCCATTTCGATGCACGTGCACGATGACGGCTCAAACTTCAACTGGACGAACTTTACGCCCGTCGGCAAGATCACTGTGGGCACGATCAAGATTGAAGCTACGACCGCCACGGTAATCAACGCTGCCGGCGGCACGGCCACCGTGTCCTGGACTGCGGCGCAAACGCTGACCGTAGACGCCAACGCCTGGGGCACAATCGTCCTTTACGCAGACCCGACATCCGGCAGCGAGAATCGACACATCGCAACCATCTTCGCACGCATAACAGCAGAAAGCATTCCATAATGTTTATATCGTTCTTTAGAAAAGCAATGTTGTCAGGTGGATCCGTGCCCGGCATTTATGGATCTCGACGCGCTGGGCAAATTTTGTCCGATGCTGTTGATGGAACCGATTCGGTTGACATTATTGTCTTTGGCGATAGTAATGCAGGATCATCTGGAAGTTGTGGATATGGTGTTGGCTGGCAAAAAGCAATGGCTGCATTTGGTGCGCCCATATACGCAACTCCGCTTCACCCATCTGCATCAGAAGACGGCGGCAATGCTCGCTCTGGCGGTTTGTTTATGCCTTGGAATGACTACAGTTGGGGAGGAAGAAGTTCAGAAGATATTGGATTTCAATACTCTTTATCAAACCGTATTGCAGTAGCAGCAGATACAGACGCTATTGCGTTGAATACCTTGTTCGACAGTTACTTTGTTCGCGAGAAAACCGCGAGAGCATCTTCCTCAACAACTTTGCAACTTGATACTGGTGCGTCTTCGACTGATGGTGATTATGTTGGCAACATCATTTCAATTCTTTCGGGAGCAGTTGGAACAAACGTCACAGCAAACTATGCAAAAATTACTGCTTACAACGGTACTACAAAGACTGTAACAATTGATACTTGGTTTTCCGGAACACCAAGCGCAACAGCATCATTCCTTATTACCAAATTCCTTGTCAAACCCGCCTCATTTTCAAATGCCGTTGCATTTGTTCCTGCTGGTAGTACTTACACTTCCTACCCGCCCGGTCCTTCTGTTCGCATAATTGGTGGAAATCAATTGGCTAGCGGTACAGGAACCGCGGGAATTGCACTCCAATACCGTGTCGTTTATGGCAAGTTCGCTACAACAGGTGGAAAGTTCCGTCTTCGTGCAATGAAGGGAACCAACACACTAGTTGCTGGAAGCGGAGATTTTGTAACAAGTGGAGGAATTGGTTACGCAACAGCCACACTTCCATTTACTTCAAGTACAACTTCTGGCGTACCAGACCAAATGAAGTGCGGGTGGGATGGATTCAACAGCGGCGATGCCGCCTATGTGGCTACTGGTCCAGTTGCAATCTTTT